AGAAAAAAAAGAGATAGATGCAATCAAACGCAAATCAAGATATAGTTAAAGGAGTTATTGTTTAGTCGTGGCAGTTTCAAACGTAGAACTAAGAGTTGGAGCCACCCAAGCAATCACAGCATTAAAGAATGTAAATACACAGGCACAAAAATTTAATCAAACTGTAAACGGAACAAATAGCAAATTAAAAGACGCAAATAAAGCCTTACCCATGATGCAAAAGGGTTTTTTTGGTGCTGGTGCTGGTGCTAAAGGGGCTGCTGGTGGAGTCAGAGCTTTAGGGGCTGCTGTCAAAAGTTCATTATTTTTTATTACTGGTATAACAACTGCTGTCGGCTTATTAAGTAAAGTATTTACAAATTTAGCTGCACAAGACTTTGCTATTGCAAGAGTAAGGACTCTTGGAGTAAATGTTGAGGCTTTAAGACCACAGCTTGCAAGCTTATCAAATGAACTAAGTGGGCAAGTTTCACAGCTTTCATTATTAGAGGCATCTTATGATTTAGCATCTGCTGGTTTTGCTGAAACTGCTGAGATTACAAATATTTTAAAAGCTGCCCAGTTAGGTGCTACTGGTGGATTTTCTGATTTGCAAACTGTTACTGATGCAACAACATCTGTTTTAAATGCTTATGGTTTAGAGGCAGATAAGGCTGGAAAAATAGTTGACGGATTCGCACAAACACAGGCTGATGGTAAGATTGTTGTTGACCAATACGCACAACAGATAGGTCGTATTGCACCAATAGCGGCTGGTGCTGGTGTAAGTATAGATGAATTAAATGCTGCGATTTCTGCTGTCACTGCAACTGGTGTTCCTGTTGAATCAACCTTTGCTGGCTTACGACAAGTTATCGCTTCAATACAAAAGCCTACAAGTGAAGCTTCAAAAGTTGCAGAAAAATTAGGTATTGACTTCAGTGCTTCAGCTTTAAAATCAAAAGGGCTAAGTGGAGTTTTAGAGGAAATTGTTAAAAATGGTGGAGCAAGTGCAGATAATTTATCTAAATTATTCGGTAGCGTAGAAGCTCTTACAGCAATACAACCTTTATTAAATGATGAATTAGTTAAATTTAATCAAGCCCTAGAAAACCAAGCAAATGCACAGGGAAAAGCCGCACAAGACGCTTTCACAGCAACTAATACCATACAAGGACAATTAACAAGACTTGGGAGTGCCTTTACAAATTTGACAACGGAAGGTTCAGAGTTTGGAATAATAATTAGAGAAGTTTTAAAAGTAGCTGCTGTTACTGTTGAAGCTTTAGGACTTGCTGTTAAAGCTGTTTTTACACCATTCAGACAGCTTTTTGCTGTTATTGGTGAGATTGGAAAAGCTATAGGTGATGCAATAGGAGTTGATGCACAGGCAACTTTGTTTAATCTTGAACAGGGTTGGATAGGTATTAAGGAGGCGGTTTCTGATACTTCAGAACAAGCTATATTTTTCGCAAGAGTTGTTGGTGGTGTTATTGGAAAGATAGTTGTAGCAATAAGTAATACAGCAAATGGGATTAAACAAACAGTTGGCGGTGTGGTACAAACAGTTGTCACTACGATTCAGCAAGCTATTGAAGATCTTATGAATCTTATTCCAGAGCCAATCAGGAAACTATTAGGAGGTCTTGAAATACCTTCACTTGATCTTGATATTAAAATACCCAAACTACCAAATCCATTTAAAGGTTTAAAAGAAAAAGCTGATGAATTAACAAATGCTGTTATTGAGTTTAGTGGTGTAGAAAAAACTATTACAGATGAAAATAATAAGCAAGTAGATGCAAAAAACAATATAGTTGCAACTAATGGAAAGATAAAAACAGGAGTTGAACAACTTACAGAGGCAGAAAAAAAAGCACAAGAAGAGGCAAAAAAATTAGAAGAAACCTTTTTTAAAATAGGTGAATCTGTAAGAAATGATCTTGTTGGTAATTTAAGAGAAGCAATAAATGGTAGTAAAACCTTTGGACAGGCAATAAGTGGTGTTTTAAATAACCTTAAAAACAAACTCCTTGATATTGCTTTAGATAAAGCGATAAGTGGGATCGGTAGTGCATTAAGTGGTGGCAAAGGCTTTGGTGGATTTTTGGGTGGTTTGTTTGGCAAGAGAGCAAGCGGTGGCCCTGTATCTGCTGGAGGTGCATACCTTGTGGGTGAGAGAGGCCCTGAGATCCTTCAAATGGGTTCAAAAGGTGGCAATATTATCCCGAACAGTAAATTAGGTGGCGGTGGTGGGACTACAAATGTAGTTACTGTAAACGTAGATGCAAGTGGTTCATCTGTTGCTGGTAGTGGTTCTGGGGCTGATGCACTAGGTCAGTTAATTGGTGGTATAGTTCAACAAACCCTTGTAAGAGAACAAAGGGCTGGAGGTTTACTTAATAGATAATGGCTACATTTCCATCAATCACTCCTACTTATGGAATGAGAAAAACAAGTTCACCTAAAATCAAGAAAACTCAATTAGGTGATGGCTATGAATTTAGGGCTTTGTACGGCCTTCCTTTATCTCAAGATCCCAAAGTATATGATCTTACTTTTAATGTCTCTGAGACTGAATCAGACGTTATTGAAGCTTTTTTAAGGAGTAGGGTGAATGATCAAGCAAGTTTTACATTTACTCCACCAGCAGAGGGATTCAGTGCGAAAACAGGGACTTTTGTTCAGTCAAATGGCAGTGGTGGTGCTGGAACAATTATCACTATAACTTTCACTAATCATGGAGTTGCTATTGGAGATGTATTAACTTTTGATTTTAGTTCTGGCCCCACAGACGGAGACTATGTTGTTGCTTCTTCTGCTGATGCAAATACTTTTACGATTACATCTTCCTCTGGTGATAGTGCATTGGTTACTTCTCCTACAAATGTAGATTTTTCTTTATCTGGGGCTGGAAAATATGTTTGCGATTCTTGGACAAAAACTATACCTTATAACAACAGGGCAATTATAAATTGTTCTTTTAGAGAGGTATTTGAACCCTAATGGCAAATCCTGTACCAGAATTACAACAGCTTACAAACAAATCTTTAATTGAGTTATTTTCTGTTGAACTTATACCTGATCTTCATTATACAAAATCAGCAAAAACGGCCACATATAGTCAGTCAGGGATAACAATTACTATCTCATTAACTGCACATGGATTTTCTACTGGTCTTATCTTGAGTCTCGATTTTACCTCTGGAAACGGCATTGATGGAATTTATACAATACAGACAGTTGCCACAGATACTTTTACAGTTACAGGAACAACCTCACAATCCACCAGTGGAAATGTGTCTTTCAATGTTAATTCAACATTAACTGATGCTACAGTTTTTTTATTTCACGCTGGTAACAACATGAAAGATAACGGTGATATTGTATGGCAATCTAATACATATACTAGAATGCCTTGTCAGGCAACAGGTTTCAAATATTCTGGTAAAGGTTTGCTGCCTAGACCAACTCTTACATTTTCTAATTTACTCGGCACAATAACAACCATAATTTTGCGTGTTAATAAAACAACAGCCTTTATTGATTTACAAAGAGCTAAAGTGACAAGAAGAAGGACACTCGCAAGATTTTTAGATGAAGTAAACTTCCCATCTAACGTAAACCCTTTTAAAGTTGGTTCAGTTGACCCAACAGCAGAACTGCCAAGAGAAGTGTATTTTATAGACAAGAAATCAACAGAAAACAGAGATATTGTAGAGTTTGAAATGGTAAGCAGTTTTGATTTGGCTGGAGTTGGTGCGCCAAAAAAATTAGTTACAAGGGATGACTTTAAAGGTGTTGGAACTTTTGTTAATTTTTAAATATGACTTGGAAAGAAACTTTTAAAAAATATGCACAAGAACAAGCACCTAATGAAGCTTGTGGCTTGCTTGCAATCATAGAAGGTAAAGAAACCTTTTGGCCTTGTAAAAATCTAGCAGAGGGAAAGCATGAGTTTTTTATGCTTGACCCCGATGATTGGGCAGAATGTGAAGATACAGGAGAAATTATCGGAGTTATACATAGTCATCCAGTAGGTGCAGCAATAGCTTCAGATGCTGATAAAGCATCTTGCGAGCATATTGGCTTTCCATATTATATTTACAGTATTAATCAGGATCACTGGATATGTATTGAGCCTACAGGTTGGAAAGCTCCTTCACTTATTGGTAGAAAATTTATCTGGGGTAAATATGATTGCTGGTCTATCGTAACAGATTGGTTGAAAGAAAATAAAAATATAAACATTAAATATTGGCCTAGACCTAAAACATTGATGGATTTTGCAAATAATCCATACTTTGAAAAAGTACTTACAGAATCAAATTTTATAAAACAAGAAAAAAATAATAAAATTAAAGAAGGTGATGTATTACTTTTTAAAGGTTTGAAAGGTAAAGCTAGTCATGTTGCTGTTTATATCGGTGATAGTATGATATTAAATCACAACTTCAAAGCTTTAAGCTGTAGGCAACCACTTAGTCTAAGCTATCAAAAGGCATTACAAGGAGTATATAGATA